CACCGCAGCCTTGGTGCTTGACTGCAATGCGTCAGCGTTCAGACCCATCGCCGCCTTGCTCATGCCGGTGCGGTCTTCACGGATCTGATCCATGTATTCCAGCATCGGGAATGCGGCTTGACCGACAAATGGGGTGGACATGGCCTGCACCATCCCAGGCGCACGCATGCGGATAATCGCGCCGGTTTCGTTATTCAGCACATCGTCAATGTTGACTTGGCCTTCGACAATCGCCGTGCGCGGATGGATGGACTGAGCCAAGCTGTCCAGCGTGTTGCGCAGAATCTCAGACTTAATCTCTTGCAAGTCGTGCGTGATGTCAAAAATTGACATCGCTTCCAATGGAGATGTGTGCGGCTCTGGGTCACATGGGAAATCAGCAAACGGGATGTAGCTGGCCGGCAGATTCCTGACCACCTTGTAGCCGCTGCCCATGCAGCAGACCTTGCGCAGTTCTGGCAGGCCATCGCCGTCATAGTCAACTCGGGAATATGCCTCAATGTACAGAACCCGCTGCATCATGGGGTTGGCTGCATTTTCGCCAAATGTCGTACTCAGTGGCTGCCGCGCCAGATACTCGTCATTGCTGTCCAAGTCGCTGCTGGAGATATTCTCGTCAATCTCGTCTTGGTCGTAGCCCATCGCCAGCAGGTCGGCCACTGTGGCCATCTGCCTGTGGGCAATGATGGTGGCATCATCAAAAGACCGAGCGCGTCTGTCAAGAAGCAACTCTTCGGGTGGCACGGCCATCACAGTGATGCGGCCATCCTTGGTGACGCGCTTGACCTGCACATCGTGCAGCATTGGCGCAGGCATTGTCACAGGCTGACCCGTCATCGGATCGATGGTGGTCATCTGCATCTCGTCAATGTCGGGGTCTGGGTAAGAAACCACAATCTTGACCTGTGCGTCAGGCTCTTGCATCACCATTTGCAGGGTCTGCTCATCTAAGCCGGTGTAGTCGTCAATCTGGACTTTCTCGTCATCAGTCCAGTAAAACTTGGCAATGCCGCACTTCCTGACCAGCGCATCCTTGAAAATGGCATAAGTGGTCAGGAATCCGCTGTTGTCGTTTTGGAAAATGTAATTGACATAGTCGGTGGCCTGCTGCGCAGACTTCACATCCTCTGGCCCCCGAGGCACAAACTCAACCACATTCTCGCTAGAGAAAAAAACCTTCATCAGGCTGGGCAGCATGGCGCTGACAGTGTCGCGCACCTCCATCGCCACCACCTTGCTGTTGCCCTCGACCTCGTTGCCGAACAGGTCGCCTCGGTAGTACTCAGTCCCCCGCGCCCGTGTGGGCGACAGGTCGCTGTCCACATAGCTGATCGCGTCCGTCAGGTCTTGCGTAATGATCGCTTGCAGTTCCGCATCGTCCATCGGGGTCTGGGCTGCAATGTCGGTGGATAAATTGTCGGTAATATTTTCAATCATGGCTGTGCCTTTAGTAAACCGCATTGCCTGAATTTTAGTCTTTAAACATCAAACCAAGCCTTTGCATATTCTGGACGATTCTCCATGAGCCACGGCAGCGCGTCCTCATGCAGTTTTTGGGCATTAAAGCCAATGGTGTTGCTGCCGATGTGGTGGACATAGCTGGCACTCACAAAATGCGAGTAACCTTTTTCGATCAAATCCCTACAATGCACATCGTCACTGTACCAATTCAGAGGGGGAAACTTTGCCTCTTCAAATGCTTCAGCCGAGATCCACGCGAATATCGGGCTGACTTCCTCGGCCATCTTGATATGCGCCTCAGACGGGAATTTGTAAAAGTTCAGCCTTTCAGGTTTCTCAGTAACCCTCACATTTTGGCAAGGCCGCGCCGCATCAGTCCTTGACGCCACCCAGCCGGCCTTCACGCTGCGCATGGTCTTGATGATCGCCACATCCTCCATCAAGGTTTTGACGCTGGTCGGGGTCAGCACAATGTCATCGTTGGCCACAAGGCAAGATGACCAGTCTTTCATGGCCGCCTCAATCACCTCGTTGTAGTCATCGCCAAAGTTCCTTGGCTGGCCGTAGATTTTGTGGTCAGCCTCAAAGTTCTCAAGCACCGACTCTGGGCCGCGCAGGTAGACCGGACACTCTGGCGAGTATTGCTTGATCGACTCTAGCAGCACCGCCAAGCCATGCCCCCTGACTGTGGCAATGACAATCGGGCTGATCATTTCTTGGCTTTGTTTCGGGCGCTGATGGCCGCCGCCTTGCTTTTGGCGTCTGCCTTGGAGTTAGCGCCCCATGCCTTCAGACTCAGCAGCAGCCTAGTCGGCTTGCCATCTTTGTACTCTGGGCCATCATTGCCGGCCATGCGTGCCAAAAAGCTGGCCCTGCGCGGATTGTCGCCGGCCTTGACGGGTGGCTTGATGTCTTGGCCGGCAGCCTTCAAGCTGGCGCGGCCCTTGGCATTAAGGCCACCGGATGGGTTTTTACCCTCCTTGCGCTGCCAAGCTGGGGTCTTCATTTCTTCTTTACTGGCTTGGCGGTTTTAGCCGCTGCCTTAAAGTCAGCAGCGCTTGGTGCGCCTTTGCTGCCAGGCTTGCGCATTTTCTCTTTAGATCCAGCAGCAATTCTTTCGCGTTTGGCAGCAATGTTTGCATATAGTCCAGCTTTCATTTTTTAGCTCCAATCTTGATCACCAGCATCGGCTTGTCTTCCATTTCCTCACCCTCCATCGCGCTGTTCTCACCGCCCTCGTAGCCCTCGTCCTCGTCACTCTCTGTGACCCATGCATCGCAGGTACGGCTGGCCGCGCACTTGAAGTCAAAGATTTCGCAGTAGCCCAGATCAGCCTTCTCGATAACTTCCTCGGCATCACCCTCGCCGCCAATGCCCTTTTCAATGCAGTCGAGCATTGACTCCTCTTGATTGAAAGCCGCGCAGTTCCCGCACCGGCTCATCTTGGCGTCTTCAATGTCCACCTCCCACTCGTCTGCCTTTTTCTTCCAAAAGGCAGTATTCGGCAGGTCGGGATTCTCAGGGCCGTAGTTGGCGCTGTTGATTGCCTTGGCCCTGTTGCGCAGATTGATGGTGATGTCTTGTGTGGCCGTGGGGCAGTTCTCACCAGCCTCATCGTCACCCATCAACTGGCTCATGGTTTCTTTGATCGTGGCCATTAGCGCATCCCCTTTGTTTTCATGTTCTTGGCAGTCCTGCTGCCGCGCATGGGCAGCTTGGCAGTGGACAGCGCAATGGCCAAACCCTGAGACTTGCTTTTTACAATTGGGCCGCCTTTGCCGCTGTGCAGCTTCCCAGCCTGAAATTCTTTGTAAACCTTGCCGACCTTCTTTTGAGCCTTAGTCATCATTTTCATAAATCCCCCTGGTTGCAAATGCCCAATTATGCAGTTCTGGACAGGTTTCGGCGTAAGGGTTGACTCCATTTGCTGCTGGCCGCTGACCCAAACATCCCCGCCACGGCATCGCTGGCAAAGGTCAAAACAAAGGCGTCAGCCTTGTCCGGTGACGGCAGACCCCTCTTTTTGATCTCATCCTTGCCCTCAATGGCAATTTTGCCATTGCTGGTGAAGGTGTAGCGCACAGTCGCCAACTCGCTGATCAGCACCTCATCCTTGGCCAGTTTGCAGTCCCGCGCCTCCAGCCACGCCTTGGCCTTGTACCAAAGCTCGGCCTTCAGGTTGCGGTATGTCCCGCCCATCGCTGGACTCTCTGAGACATTGATCCCTCGCGCCGGCAGACCCAACTCCCGCAGCCGATCCACCACCCCAGCCCCCAGACCGATGCTGTCCACCAAGATCTCCCGTGGCTGCTCGCTCGGGGCAAGCGCATTGAACTCGGCCACCACCGCCCCCGTCAGTTGCATCAAGTCCAGATTTTTCCAAGTGCGGATGCTCTCCGTCACCACATTGCCCTGCCGCTTGCACAGCGCCGACCTGTCAGATCCAAACCGCGCCACATCCAGCCCCCAGACCATCGGCGCTGTTTTGCTGGCCGCCACATCCCTGTGCAGCGCACTCTCAAGTAAATCCATCGGGATGACAGTGTCATCGTCCCCCTTGGGAAACTCCCCGATCACCCTGATCCGGTAGACATTGCTTTCCTCGCCGTAGCGCATGGCCATCTCTTTGACATACTCATCACTCACCCGTGGCGAGTCGGTGCATGCCACCTGAAAGGTTGTCCACTCGCCGGCCAGCCTTGTGTGCGTGTCGTAGAAAAACCCGCTGCTCCGCACCGGATTGCCCAAAAGCAATGTCACAGCGTTGTGGCCGGACATGCTGCCTGCCGCCGCCTCAAACACCTGCTCCGGCACACCTGACGCCTCATCGGCCACCAGCATCACATACTCAGAGTGGATGCCCTGCAAAGCCTCGGGCTGCTCGGCCCGTGATGTCCTAGCCGAAATAAACATCTCAGTCGGTGCAGCGTTGAACTCGATCCTCTCCTGCTTGACAGTCAGCAGCCCCTGCAATGGCGCAGGCATCGCGTTGATCCACCTCTTCAACTCCGCAAACATCGCGTCATAAAGCTGGCTGCTGGTCGGCGCGGTCACCACCACCTTGACAGGGCTGCGGGTCATAAAGTACCAGAGCATTGCCCATGAGCTTGCCGTACTCTTGCCCACCCCGTGGCCAGATCGCACGCTGATCTTTCGATCCCCACGGGCAATTGCACCCAAAAAACGCTCTTGCCAAGGGTCTGGGTCTACGCCCAGCACCTCCTTGACAAACAGCACGGGGTCGTTGTGGTATCGCTCAACCCACTCGGCAAAGACATTGTTTTTGATCATGTGGACTCTAACCCATTGTCAAAGGCCCATTGGTTGGGGTCGATCTGTGGCGGTGTGCATGTGTGAATTGTGGTTAAGTCAGCAGTGCGCTTGCCGCACCTCTGGCAGAAGTTGCGCTCCTCTGGCTGCACTGGCAGGGGTGCGGGTGGGGTGATGTAGACCGAATAAGTTCCATCAGGCAGCTCGCCGAAATAGTCAAAGGCATGGTTTTCAAGGTGGCCTTTGTACCGGCTGATATTTAAAGTTCCTACCGGCTCCTGCGCTGGCTGTGCCAAGGCTTCTTTGATTTCTCCAAATACAAGAGCAGGGCAATTACGCTCCACATATCCCAGCGCCTGCTTCAGTGCTTCCTCTTGTGTCATGTGTTCCCCCTTGCTCGGATGACTTTGCCTACACCAAAATTTGTCCCTTCACACCCCTCTATGTATTCGTCAGCCAGCTTCGCACACTCCTCACGCTCTGCTGCGGCAACAAGGGCGGCAAAGCGAACAAGTTCTTCGGGCGTAAATTGCCACTTACTTGGGTCATCTCCAGCGTCATGGACAAAGCCCAAACCGCCAGCCTCTCGCGCCATCTCAATGATTGTTTTCATATCAGCAAACTCCAAATCCAAAGCCCCGTAAAGAACAGCAGCAGACAGACCACCATCAGCGCCACCAGCACAAAGCCAACGACAACACTGCCGATCACTTGCCAAGTTTCCGGCACTGGCTCAATGTCGGCAGGAACAATTGGATACGCCTTGACCTTGCGCGTCTCTGGCTCAAGCCCTGCCGTGGTGAAGTAGCAGTCCATGCCGCAAGTCGGCTGGCGTGGGCATTCACGATAACCCATGTCGCACATCCTAGTCATGTCGCCACCTCCTCAGTGTTGGCCAAGTACGCCTTCAAGCGCTTCACCCGATTCTTGTTGTAGGTCACCAAAGCTGTCGCGTACTCCACCCCTGACTCTGCCTGAAGCAATGCATGCTCCGCATGCAGTAACTCATGCGCCACGGCCTGCGCCGGCGTCACTGTCTTGAGCATCAACCTCAATTCAGTCCACAGATATTTCCACATTATCGTTTCTCCCTTTTAATAATTCGACCAATAGTTGCATGACTAACTTCAAATCTAATCGCTATCTCTTTCTTAGTTACTCCTTGATCGAATAACTTTAATACCCTGCTAATAGATATATTTATTCTCGGTCTGCCAGCGCCTTTTCTTTTGCCGCCATGACCGCTGGTCATTTATATCTATCCTCTTTAATCGCAATCTCAATTACTTCTTTCATGTCATCACTGATTAACTCGAATATATCCGCGCCATTTACCCAGACTTCAATTAATATTACCTGTTCAGGGATGGCAGGCTCAATAACTACCCCTGCCTCTTTAACTTCAGGCTCTGCGGCCTCCCACTCGTACCAGCACTCCAGTGGCTGGCGGCATAGTCCTGTAATGTGTTCATGCATCAACTTCATGCTGTCTCTCCTTGTAGCGCCCTGCGGATTGCTTCGTGCGAGACAACTACCCCGTGGCTGGTTTTTAAAATTGCCGATATGGCCCGAAAACTAATTCCTGTCGCACGCATCTCCTTGGCATACGCCAGCGCTGCCTGCTCTTCAGGTTTGGCGACCAGGACTGCCGCCTGACCCGT